AGGCAATTAAGATTCATGATGGAATGTATGATGATGCAAATAAACCGTATTATGTAGCTCGGTCAGCTCAGGCAAAATTAAAAACTAATATGCCTATTCTGTTGCATCATGCCGATCATATGGCAGCTCAAATTGAATTTGAACGTTGGAGAAATAATCAAAACACATCGCCGAAGCCAGTAGCAGAAAAAGGCAAAATTCAAAAAAGTAATGGTTTAAAAAATCTTGCAGAAAATAATCCGGATGTAGAACGCACATTAACGGATATTTTTAGTGCATTTAACCAGGATTAATCATGATTTGGGTAATAGTATTAATAGCAATTTTATTAGGCGGTTTAAGCTACACTACATACCGTATTTGGTATCTAGCAGGTGTGGTTGCTGACGCACAGGAATACATTGAGGAATTAGAAGTAACAAATCGTTACATGTATTCAAAAATATCCGAATCACATGACATCATGCAAAACATCGATCGTTTAGGTGCGTTTGAAAAGGATGATGAAGCTGGCACAACCTTCCAACTTCTAACACAAGTAATAACCGAACTTAAAGAACAATTCGATGGCGAAGCGCAAGAAGAAAAGTAATGTTTACTTTAGCAAGATAACTGAATTAGCTATTATCGGTTATAATAAAACTGATAATTCTATACTCCGTGAAAAAATATATCGTAGATTTATTTATCCAGCATTCATGAAACTTGTGGAAAACATGATTAACAAAGTAAAGCCAACGTACATCGATTCTACATTCTTGGATTTGCAAACGGATCTTGTTACATTCTTAACAGAACGTTTAACTAAATTTAATCCAAATGCCGGCAAAGCATTTTCATATTACACACGAACTTCTTATAATTATCTGATAGGTGAAAATGAAAAAGCTTATAAAAAATTAAAAGCCGATACCGAAGAATTAAATGTGGATGAAGGTCGCAATGTAATCATTGAAATGCATAATGATGAAATGCGTGAAATTCTCAAGTACTTCATGGACGAATATGTGGAATTTTGTTATGCTAATTTAAATTTTATATTTACAAATTCAACCGATATTCACGTAGCAGATTCTGTGCTTCACATATTTGAGAATCGAGCAGATATTGAAGACTTCAATAAAAAGCGATTATACATTTTAATACGCGAACGAACCGGATTAGATCCATCACAAACACCAGCTGTTACCAGAGTAGTAAAAGTACTCGAGGATCTATATAGACAATTATTTGTTGAGTATGAACGATCAAACTTCGTAAATTTGCCTTTTTGATATTTATATTAAAGGATTTACGAGATGGACAAAAACGATGAACTGTTTAAAGGAACTAGCTTTGCAGACTTAATGTCCGATGTTTATCACAATTCTAAAAAGAAGGATAGACAGATTAATCAGCTTATAGCTCAGTTACAGCCGTTAATTAAAAATGCATCAGATGCTACTATTATTGTTCCGCTGATCAAAGAATATCTTGATGTGGCTGTAAAAAATGATGACCACCTAGTTAAACTAACGGCAATTGTTCAAAGATTTATTTCTACAAAACAAACTATTGCCGGAGCTGATGGATTGCTGTCTGATGAAGAAAAACAGCAACTTTTAAAAGCGGCTGAATCTACATTATCTGCAGAATTGGAAGATGAATTGGAGAGAATTGCAGATGATGATTCTGAATTGCAACGAAAAATTTCAGATGCACATGCCAAGATCGATAAGGATGTAGATGCATAGCAGTATACAATTCGATGTAGCGGAGGTATTAGAATACGATAAAACATATCGTTATATAGATCCATCGTCCGCGGATTCAAATACTGACAGTTTATTTGCATTAAAAGTTAGATCGTGCACTGACTATTTTAATAAAAAGCCATTCATAGCCCGTCCCGGGAACATTAACATAAAACAAATACCACTTGTTGGTGAGTTTGTGTTAATATATAAAACATTCAACCAGGTTTCTGATTCACTAAAACGAAGAGAATCTTGGTATTACATTTCATCTGTGGATTTGCAGTCCTCTATACATGCAAATTTGCTCCCGGGTATTTCTGGTGGAAAAACACAAGAAGAAATTGATAATACTAAACCTGGCAACACATTTGATTTTAAAATAGTATCACCATTACAACCATATGAAGGAGATTTACTCGTAGAAGGTCGATGGGGTAATAGTATGCGATTTAGTAGCACCATCGATCTTAAAGGAGATCAGTCGGTATATACTATACCATCCCCATGGAAAGGCGTTGGTCAGCAAGGACAACCAATTATAGTGTTATCCAATGGTCGTAAATCTAAAGCAAACAAACAGTTCGTAACGGAAGACATACAGGCTGATGAATCTTCATTGTATTTAACGAGCACACAGAAGATACCAAATTTAGTATTAGGCACTAATTCAGATAAAAATCCGTTAACATGTTATTATCCAAACGAGTCACAGTTTGCTAAATCTCAATTTATCGGAGTAGCAGATCGAGTTATACTAAAATCAAAAACAGATATTGCTGTGATTGATTCTCCAAAAGCTATTGTTTTAAACACTACTGGTGAAGTAAAAATTGGAAATGATAGTGCTACGGAATCCATGGTGCATGGTGATGTGTTATTAACGGTACTGCAGAAAATACTAAACCAACTTAGTATGCCTATACAATGTGGTACCATGACTGGCACATTTATAGACAAAACCAATATATCTAGTGCACAAAGATCCTTGCAAGATTTATTGAGTAATAAGTATTTCATCGACAAAACTACATATTAAGGATAAGTTATGAGTTCAATAGTTCCACCGTTAGACCGTATACCAAAACTACCAGGTAAAGCAGTTTCTGAAATTGTGAAGAAATTAAATACACAAACAGATCGATTGCTCGAAACCGTATCAAAAACAGTTCAGGATTCTACTAAATTACCTGACAATGTGAAATGTGATGACCCACGTGTAACACAATTAAAACAGCAACTTGCTGACATACAAACTCAAATCAATGGAATACGAGATGCAGTGCCAGCAATACAACAAACTGCTAATTCTTTAAAAGGAGTTGTTTCGTCAGCAGTAGCCATAAAGAATACATTGGCAATAGCACAACTTTCAAATCCAGTAACAGCACCTTTGTTCATTGCACAACAATTAACATTGCTGCAAGATGCTACAATTGTTAACGCAATCGAATCACTGAATCAGTTTTCAACTATACCGGGTATGTTAACATCAAAATTAGATACTATAGTTAATCCATTAATGGCATCTATTAATAAAATTTCATCAGCCTGTAATGGTAATGTTGACAATTTGCAATTTCCAGGTCAGTCGGTATCAAGTGACATGTTATCTCAAAGTGATATTGCTGAATTAAACGATTTGGTGCCTACCGAGTTTTATACGGAATTAAATGTTTCTGATGAAGATTTAGAAAACAGGGCATCTGCTATACAACAATTAGTAGAGCAACAAGCAAATATTTTGCAGTCACTACAAGAGGCTCCGAGCAAAGTATATCAATTCAACGGCACACCACAAAATGATTTAGGAAAAGTTGGCGATTATTATATTGATATTGATACACAAACAATATATGGGCCTAAACCTTCACAAAATTCATGGACTTAATATTTATATAAAAGAATATATATGGACACAAAAACATTAGTAAAAGCACTTAAAATGGCTGTACGTGAGGTTATAAAAGAGGAATTAACTGAAATTCTTCGTGAAGGGTTACAATCTACTATTAATGAAATGACTCAGCCAAAAAAAACAGTGAAGACTGAAACAGTTCGAGTTGCACAGAAAACGGCAACACCATCAGCAAAAAGATCTAAGGTTCAATTTGCCGATAATAAATGGGCATCTATTTTAAATCAAACGGATGCATTAATTGAACAACAACCAGGTGCAATGAATAGTTTTGCTGAATTAATGAATGAAGAAGTTGATACCATTCAATTTAGTTCTACAGATGCACAAGGATTTGGAATGATGCGTCAAACGGCACTAACACCAGCTGCACCCAAAACAATGGAAGATCCAGAAACCGGAAAAACATTTAATGTAGCTCCAGAAGTTGCTCAAGCAATGACACGCGATTATTCAGCTTTAATGAAAGCAATTGACAAGAAAAAGGGTAATATATAAATGGCATATGTTTTTGAATCCACAATACAAGATAGTAACATTAATAATGTTTCTAACAATACAGCACTGGGGATTCGTTTAACAAATCTAAATAGCATGTTTCAGTCGGTATATACCGTGCCGGAACAAGTACGAGAAAATTTAAAAACATTGTTATTAACTCAAATTGGTGAGCGATACATGCAACCAGAATTTGGTACCAATTTACTGGCAATTATATTTGAGCCAAATGTAGGCGAACTTAAAGCAGACATACAGGATATTTTAGAATCAGCCATATCAACTTGGTTACCATATGTTAGTATTGAACAATTAAATATAGTAACAACAGAAGATGACCCGACACTTATGCATCATGTTTTAATTTCGTTAACATATTCTATACGAAATTATAGCACTGATTCTATTAAAATATATGTTAATAATGATAATACGGTATCGGTAGTATAGATATAGGATAACATGGAAACAAAAAAAGATGTATCATATTTAGGAAAAGATTTTGGTAATTTTCGAAACAACTTAATCGAATTTACCAAACAGTATTTTCCACAAACATACACCGATTTCAATGAAGCATCGCCGGGTATGCTATTTATAGAACTAGCAGCATATGTTGGGGATGTACTTTCTTTTTATACTGATGTTAACTTGAAAGAATCGTTGTTAGATCAGGCATCTGAACGAGGCAATGTTTTTGATTTAGCAAGGTCACTAGGATATATACCAAATAATGCAGTTCCTGCATACACCACACTCAATGTTTATCAATTAATTCCATCTATTGGTACGGGTGCTAATGTTATGCCAGATTATAACTATGCACTTTCTATTAAACCCGGGTTCCGTATAAAACAAGAAGGTGGTCCGGCAATATTTAGAACATTGGATTCGGTTGATTTTACGTTTTCATCATCGTTTGATCCGACTGAGGTTACCATATATGAAACCGATGATGCTACTAACTTGCCTACATATTTTCTATTAAAGAAATCAGTGAAAGCGGTTTCCGGCCAAGTGAAAACTGCTAATTTTACATTTACATCACCGGTACCATATGATAAAGTAGTATTGCCAGACACGAATATAATTGAAATTATTTCAGTAGAAGAAAGTGATGGCGATAATTGGTATCAAGTACCATACCTAGCACAAGATACTATATTTGAAGATGTTCCTAATTTATTAGAAAACGATCCAGATTTATATGTATATAGATCACAATGTCCTAGCTTGTTGAAACTTAGAAAAACTTCAAAACGTTTTATAACAAGAATGCGAAGTGATAACAAATTAGAATTGCAATTTGGCGCTGGTGTTTCTGATAATAATGATGAAGAGATAATACCAAATCCAGATAATGTAGGAAATGGATTAGCTGGATTTCGTAGGGGTGTCGATGTCG